TTCGAACCAGGACTGATCGCCTATGCCCGGGGCGGCAAGGACATCCGCTTCAACCAGCCGTCGGCCACCGGCGGCTACGGCGAATACAAGCGGGCGAGCCTGCACACGATCTCGGCGGGCTTCCGCGTGCCCTACGAGCTGCTGACCGGCGACCTCAGCCAGGTCAACTATTCCTCGATCCGGGCGGGGCTGGTCGAGTTCCGGCGCATGATCGATGCGGTGCAATGGCAACTTTTCATCCCGATGCTCTGTGCACCTGTCTGGCGCTGGTTCACCGAAGCCGCATGGGCGGCAGGCCAGATCCCGGTGCCGGATGTGCCGGTCGAATGGTCGCCGCCGAAATTCGAGGCAGTCGATCCGCAGAAGGATGCGATGGCGAACCTGCTGGCGATCCGCTCGGGCACCATGACTCTGGCCGAGGTGATCGCACAGCAGGGCCGCAATCCCGACGCCGTGCTGGCCGAGATCGCCGCGACCAACGCCAAGCTCGACGCGCTCGGGCTGGTGCTCGATAGCGATCCCCGCCGCGTCACCAAGACCGGCAGCGCGCAGGCGAGCGACCCGGCAACCAATCCGGAACCCGACCCGGGGCAGCCGGACTCCGCCCAACAGGACTGACTTCATGGACACGATGATCGAACTGCCGGCGCTTCGCCGGTCGGCGGAGCTTGCGCCGAACACTGTCGACAACGACGCACGCACGGTCGAGGTGATCTGGTCGGCGGGCGCGCGCGTCCGGCGGGCGAGGTTCTTCGGCGATCCCTATGACGAGGAGCTGAGCCTCGACCCTGCCCATGTGCGGCTCGAACGGCTGAACGCAGGTGCGCCCTTCCTGAAGGTTCATGAGATCGACACGCTCGACGCCGTCATCGGCTCGGTCGTGCCGGGTTCGGCGCGGATCGAGAACGGGCGCGGCATCGCCCTGGTGCGGATCAGCGAGCGTGCCGATGTCGAGCCGATCTGGCGCGACATCCAGGCCGGGCACATCCGGGCGGTCTCCATCGGTTATCAGGTCCACCGGTTCGACATCTCCAAGCCCGATGGCGGTCGCGAGCTCTGGCGGGCGGTCGACTGGACGCCGTTCGAGATCTCGGCCGTGCCGGTCGGCGCCGATCCTGCCGCCGGCTTCCGCGCCAAGGGCGAACACCACGATTGCGTCCTCCATCGCCGGGACGCGCCCACTGAGCAAGGAGCATCCCCGATGACCGACAAGACCCCGGCCGCTCCGGCCGACCAGACCAACGAGACGGCAGCGACCGAGGAGACCACCATGACCGACGAAAGGACCGGCGCGGCCGAGGCGCAGGCCCATGCCACCGACACGCGCAGCCAGCCCGGGCCCTCGAACCAAAGGTCCGCGCCAGCGAAACCGGAAGCGCCCGACACCGAGGCTGTCGCGACCCGCGCCCGCGAGGCGGAGCGCGACCGCGTCTCGACCATCTACGATCTGGTGGGCCGTTTGAACCTCGAGCGCAGCTTCGCCGAGGATCTGGTGAAGCGCGGTGTCGGTGTCGACGAAGCTCGCCGCCTGATCCTCGATCAGGTCGTCGCGAAGTCGGACGAAACCCGGACCTTCGGCCAGGTGTCGGTCCCGCTCGGCGGGCGCGACGAGCGCATCACCCGCCGCGACGCGGTGGCGAACGCGCTGCTGCACCGCTACAGCCCGACGCTCTTCCCGCTGGAGGACGCAGCGCGTCAGTATCGCGGCATGACGCTCTTGGAACTCGCCCGCGAAAGCCTCGGCAATGTCGGAGTCAATACCCGCGGCCTGTCGCGCGACGAGGTTGCGACGCGGGCGCTGCATTCCACGTCCGACTTCCCCGAGATCCTAGCCGCCGTCACCAACAAGACCCTGCGGCAGGCCTACGAGGCCTATCCCCGCACCTTCTCGCTCTTCTGCCGCCAGGTGCTGGCGACCGACTTCAAGGCGATGCACCGGGTGCAGCTCGGTGAAGCGCCGCAGCTGCTGGAAGTCGGCGAGAGCGGCGAGTTCAAGCGCGGGACGTTGGGCGAGAGCAAGGAGAGCTACAAGGTCAAGACCTATGGCCGGGTGGTCGCGATCACCCGCCAGACGCTGATCAACGACGATCTCGACGCTTTCACGCGCATCCCGGCGATGTACGGCAACTCCATCGCCCAGCTGGAAAGCGATGTCGTCTGGGGGATCATCACCGCGAACCCGGCGATGGCCGATGGCACGGCGCTGTTCCACGCCAACCACAAGAACCTCGCGGGCACTGGTGCTGCGCTCGATGTCGGCAGCGTCGGTGCAGCTCGCGCGGCGATGGCCAAACAGACTGGCCTCGACAAGAAGACGGTGCTGAACATCCGCCCCGCCTTCCTGATCGTGCCCGCAGCGCTGGAACTGAAGGCCGAGCAACTGGTCGCCCAGAACCTCGTGCCCGCCCAGAGCGGGAACGTCGTGCCGCAGTCAATCCGCACGCTGGCACCGATCAGCGAGCCCCGGCTCGATGCCGCCAGCGAAACCGCCTGGTATCTGGCGGCGAGCCCGAACCAGATCGACACCATCGAATACGCCTATCTCGAGGGTCAGCAGGGCGCCTACATCGAGACGCGCAACGGCTTCGATGTCGACGGTGTCGAGATCAAGTGCCGCCTCGATTTCGGCGCCAAGGCCATCGACTGGCGCGGCCTCTACAAGAACCCGGGCGCGTAACGCGCATCCCATCCCGACCCCTGACATCCGGGCGGTCCTGACGGGCCGCCCTTCGTCTTTCCACGAGGACCCTCTCCATGAAAAATTACGTCCAGCCCGGCAACACCATCACCCTGACCGCCCCCTATGCCGTCGTCTCCGGCGAGGGCCTGCTCGTCGGCTCGATCTTCGGCGTGGCCGCAGGAACTGCCGCCAGTGGCGAGCCCGTCGAGACCGTGCTCGTCGGCGTCTTCGACCTGACGAAGGTCGGCAGCCAGGCCTGGACCGTCGGCGCAAAGGTCTATTGGGACGATACCAACAAGCGCACCACGACCGTTTCGACCGATAACACGCTCATCGGTGTGGCCGTCGAGGCCGTGGCGAGCGGCGCGAGCGACACCATCGGCAGGGTGCGCCTGAACGCGAGCTTCTGATGAGTGCTTTCGTCGCCGCGCTCAGTGCGCTCTTCGCCGATTCGAACATCGGTCGGGATGCTGTCTACATCGTTGACGGCGGCGTGCCCGTTCCGGTGCGCATCGTCGCCCGACGGGCCGATACGATTACCGACTTCGGTGATGCGCGGCTCTGGTCGGAAACGACGCGGGTCGACCTGCGCGTGACGGAAGTAGCCGAGCCCCGGCCTGGCGATCGCATCGAGATTGGTGGCGATACCTTCCTCATTCAGGGTGAACCCGTCCGCGACCGCGAGCGGCTCGTCTGGACAGTGGACCTGAGGCCCGCATGAGGTTCGGCGTCAACATCGTCGGCGATATCGTCCGCCTGATGGAAGCAGAGGTGAAGGCCGGGGAGAAGGCCATCACCACGGCGATGCGCGACGCCGGGACCGGCCTCAAGACCGCCTGGCGCGCGCAGATCACCGGCGCGGGTCTCGGAGCACGGCTTGCCCGCACCATCCGGTCGGAGCAGTTCCCGAAAGGCAGGACCAGCCTCAATGCGGCGGCACTGGTCTGGTCGAAGGCGCCGGTGATCGTCGGCGCGCACGACACCGGCCCGCTGATCCGCTCGAAGAACGGGTTCTGGCTGGCGATCCCGACGCCTGCGGCGGGCAAGTCCCTGCGCGGCGGGCGGATCACTCCCGGTGAATGGGAACGTCGCACCGGCTTGCGCCTGCGCTTCGTCTATCGCCGGATGGGTCCGAGCCTGCTGGTCGCCGAGGGGCGACTGAACAAGAAGGGCCGTGCCGTGGCATCACGGTCGAAGACCGGCCGGGGGCTGACCACCGTTCCGATCTTCCTGCTGGTCCCGCAGGTGAGACTGCCGAAGCGGCTGGACCTCGAGCGGGATGCGGAGCAGGTGCGTGATGCGGTGCCGGGGCTGATCGTGGCAAACTGGGTGGAGCCCGGCTCCTGACAGCAGGAGGTCGACATTCAGGGACTATTGGCATATATTGCCAACATCCTTGATGGAGACCGTGGATGGCCACCCGAAACGTCGTTCTAACCGAAACCCAATCCGCTCTGGTCGACCGCCTGGTCGCCTCCGGGCGCTATCAGAATGCCTCGGAAGCCCTGCGGGCCGGCCTGCGGCTGCTCGAACGCGAGGAAGCCGAGCTTGGCGCGTTGCGCGACCGGCTGACGACCGGACTGGAACAGGCCCGGCACGGCGATCTAGCCGAGGGGAGCGGTGAGGAGGCTATCCGGCGTGCCTTTGCTTCGGCGCGCCAATCGTCCTGATGCCGAAGCCCTGGCGCCTGACGCGACAGGCCGAAGCCTCGCTTGTCGACATCGCGAATTGGACCCTTGAGACCTTCGGCCCTCGACAGGCGGCGGCCTATGAGGAGGACCTGATCGCCCGCTGCACGGAGATCGCGGCCGGTACGGCCATGTCGCAGGACTGCCGCCGGATCATCGACCCGGAGCTGCCCGAGGATCTGCGCTTTGCGCGCTGCGGCCAGCATTTCGTCATCTTCGTCGAGGACGCCGAGCAGGTGATCATTGTCGATTTTCTGCACGCCCGCTCGGACCTGCCGCGGCGGCTCGCGGCCCTGACAGGCCAGAAACCCGACAGGGATCACTGAAGCCGGGCCGGTCCCGGACAACCGGGATCACCATGCCCACCGCCCGCGAAACCATCCTCACCGCGCTGCACACGCGGCTCTCGGCGCTGGCCGCCACCGCCCTGCGCGGCGAGGTCCTGCCGGAACGTGTGCCGGCAGCCGGGCTGCTGATCCTGCGCGACGGCGAACCTGGCGAGCCCGAGGTGACGCTGTCACCCCTGCGCTATCACTACCAGCACCGTGCAGAGATCGAAGCCGTGGTGCAGGGCGCGAGCCGGGACACGGGTTTCGACACGCTCTGCGCCAGCATCGGCGCGGCGCTCGCCGCGGACCGCACGCTCGGCGGTCTCTGCGACTGGGTCGAGGCAGAGGCCCCGCAGCCCGTCGATCTGCCGGTGGACGGCGCGGCCAGCCTGAAGGCGGCCGTCATTCCGGTGGTGCTGCATTATTCCACGGCCGACCCGCTCGGCTGAACCCCTTCGACAAGGAGACCGACATGGCACGCGCCCAAGGGGCGCGGGCGCGGATGGCGCTCGCGTTCGAGACGACCTATGGCACGCCGCCCGGCAGCGGCTATACGAGGATGCCCTTTGCCAGCGCCACGCTCGGGGCGGAACAGCCGCTCCTGAACTCGGAGCTTCTGGGCTACGGCCGCGATCCTCTCGCGCCCATCAAGGACGCAGTAACCGCCGATGGCGATGTGGTGGTGCCGATCGACGCCGAGGCGTTCGGCTTCTGGCTGAAGGCGGCCTTCGGCGCACCGACCACCACCGGAAGCTCGCCCGGTCCATATACCCATACGTTCCAGTCCGGCAGCTGGACGCTGCCCAGCATGGCGATCGAAACCGCCATGCCCGAGGTGCCGCGCTACGCCATGTATTCCGGCGTGGTGCTGGACCAGCTCAGCTGGCAGATGCAGCGTTCGGGCCTGCTCACCGCCACCGCGCGGCTGGTGGCGCAGGGCGAGACGGTGGCCACGACCAGTGGCGCGGGAACACCGACGGAGCTCGACCTGATCCGTTTCGGGCATTTCAACGGCTCGATCAAACGCAATGGCACAGCACTCGGCAACGTGATCTCGACCGAGATCACCTATGCCAACAATCTCGACCGGATCGAGACCATCCGCGCCGACGGCATGATCGACGGCGCAGATCCCTCGATCGCCGCGCTCACCGGACGCACCGAGGTGCGCTTCGCAGACAGCACGCTCGTCAGTCAGGCGATCAGCGGCACGCCCTGCGAACTGGAATTCGCCTACGGCCTGACCTCGGGCCAGAGCTTCACCTTCACCGTCCACGCCGTCTATCTGCCGCGCCCGCGGATCGAGATTTCCGGACCGCAGGGCGTGCAGGCCAGCTTCGACTGGCAGGCCGCCCGCGACGCCGCGCTGGGACGGATGTGCACCGCCGTTCTCGTCAACGACATCGAAAGCTACTGACCATGATCCGTCTCGACCTTTCCAGCGGGCCGAAATGGCTCGATCTGGGCCCCGGCCTGCGCCTGCACGTCCTGCCCGTCACAACCGCGATCATGGTCGCCGCGCGCAACGACCCAGTTGTCGAGGCGCTGCCCGAAGGGGCGAGCAAAGAGGAGCAGGCGCTGGTCATGGCGAAGGCGGTCGCCCGCCGCGTGGTCACCGGCTGGGAGGGTGTCGGCGATGCCGACGGCAATCCCGTTCCCGTCACCCCGGAAGGGATCGACGCCCTGCTGGACATCTGGCCGGTATTCGAGGCGTTCCAGACCCGCTGCCTCACGCCGCATCTGATGCTGGACGCGGAAAAAAACGCCTCCGCACCCTCGCCGAATGGCACTTCGGCGGGGGCGACCGCTACTGCGAAGCCTGCCAAGGCCCGTGCCCGGACTGCCCGGGCCGCGCGAACCGGCCGCTGACGCCGGAGGGCTGGCAGGTCTGGGATCTGGCGCAGCGCCTGACCGGGCAGCTTCGCATCGCAACCGGCATGGGCGGGACCATAGTGCTCGGCTGGGACATGACGGCCGCGCTCGCGATGGCGCGGGCGCTCGGGGTCGATCCGCTAATCGCCGCCGAATGCCTGCCAGAGATCGAGGCGGTGATGGTCCGCAAGCTCAACGAGCAGATGGCCCGCGACGAAAGGTCGGATTTCAGGGCTTGATCTTCTCGATCAGCGTCACACCCGGCAGCCCGTCGAAATGCGCATCGCAGGTGATCATGGTGGCGTCCTGCGCGCGAGCGGTGGCGAAGACGATGGCGTCGGCGGTCGCGAGCTTGTGCACACGGCAGGCCTCGGCCGCCGCCAGAGCGATTTCGGTGTCGAGCGGCACGACGTGGCAGAGCTGCGTGAAGGCGATCACCTGATCGGCCTTGTCCTCACCCACCTCGCGGGCGAGCCATTTCGCCAGTTCGAGCTGCACCATGGTCGGCACCAGCCAGTCGGATTGCTCGGGCAGATGCGCAGTCACTGCCTCGCCGGTCGGCGAACCGATCAGCCATTCGATCCAGGCGGACGTGTCGACGAGACGCATCAGACGCGATCCGACCGGTCCCGGTAATCGGTCGCGGACGCACCTTTCGCGATCCCGGCCAGCGCCTCGCGCTTCGGCACCGGCACGAGCAGCACGCCGGTTCCCTTGGGGATGAAAGCGAAGGTCAGCCCGGCTTCCCAGTGCTGGGCCGCGCGGATCGCCTTGGGGATCGAGATCTGGAACTTCGAGGACAGGGTGGCGGTCTCGGACATGTTCCTACCTTCGGTTTATCGATGCGAAAAACGTAAGACAAACGCTCGCCTTTTTCAAGGACTCCCCGACAGATGAGCCAGAAACGAGTCTCCGTCCGCCTCGTCGCCGAAGGCGGCCGGCAGGTGAAGGCCGAGTTTCAGGGGATCGGCGACGCGGGCGAGAACAGTTTCAAGCGGATCGAGCGGCAGGCCGACATCACCGGAGCGGTGGTGCGCCGAGTCATGGGCGTCCTCGGCGCGGCGATCAGCACACGCCAGCTCGTCGCCTATGCCGACCAGTGGACCGACCTGCGCTCGCGTGTCGATCTCGCTACCGGCTCGCAGGAAGCGGGCGCGGCCGTCATGGACCGGCTCGCTGCCATGGCGCGCCGGACCTATTCGAGCCTCGGGCAAACCACGGAGTCCTGGCTCGCCAATGCCACGGCCTTGCGTGAACTGGGGCTGACGACGGCGGAATCGCTGGATTTCACCGAGGCGCTGAACAACGCCATGGTCGTCTCGGGCGCGCGAGCGGAGCGCGCGGCTTCGGTGCAGAACGCACTTTCCAAGGCCATGGCCCTCGGCCGGCTGTCGGGGCAGGATCTGAACACCGTAATCGCCAGCGGCGGACGGGTGGCGGAGCTGCTGGCAGCGGAGCTGGGCGTCAACGTCAACCAGCTGCGTGCTCTCGGCGCGCAGGGGGCGATCACCGGCGCGGTGATCCGCAATGCGCTGGTCGGCAATCTCGAACTGTTGCGGGAGGAAGCCGACAGCATGCCGGCGACCATCGGCGATGCCTTCACGCTGATCGGCAACGCCGCCCTGCAGCTGGTCGGGACCTGGGATCAGATGGCGGGCGCTTCCTCGACGGTGGCCGAGGGGCTGATCCTGCTGGCTGACAATCTGGAGAGGCTCGCAGCCATCGGCATCGCCTTCGCCGGTTTTATGGCCGGACGCTGGGTCGCGGCGTTCGTTGCCGCCCGTGTCGTGACCTTCAGCCTGTCGGGTGCGCTGACGCTGCTGCGCGGCGCCATCATCCGCACCGGGATCGGCGCGCTGATCGTCGGCGCAGGCGAGCTGATCTACTGGTTCGGCCAGCTCGTGAAGGGCGCGGGCGGTTTCGGCGCGGCACTCGAGCTGATGGGCAACGTGGCGCGCGCCGTCTGGGACGGGATCAAGGCCACGCTCGGATCCTTCGTGGACGACTTCCGCGCCCTGCGCGCCGATATCGAGGCGATCTGGCTGCGGCTGATGGCCTTCCTGTCGAACAAATGGGCCGATTTCCTCGGCACCATCGGGCCGACCTTCAACGCTGTCGCCGAGACGATCGGTGCCGACGCGCGGATCGACTGGTTCGGGGCACAATCTTACGCCTCGATGCTCGATCACGCCGCCAGCAATGCCGGCGCGATGGCCGACCGTTATCGCCAGCGCGCGGCCGAGACCCGCGCCGGAGCCTTCGACGGCGTGGGCGCGGCTATGCAGGCGCTGCGGGATGCGCTGAGCGACGGGGAGGCCGGGAACCCGCTGGACGAGGCCGCGGCATCTGCGGACCGGGTGACGGCGGCTCTCAACGACACCACGGCCGCTGCCGGTCGTGCCGGAGCCGCCGGGCGCAGTGCTGGCGAGCAGACGAAGGCTGGGGCCGAGGCTGCCGCGACCGGATGGGCGGCGGTGAGCCAGACCCTGGCCGATTATGCAACGAAGGCGCGCGAGATCGGCGGGGACATCGGCAATGCCCTGGTCGGGGCGTTCCGCAGCGCCGAGAACGCCATCGGCGAGTTCGTGAAGACCGGCAAGCTAAAGTTCGGCGACCTGGTCACCTCGCTGATCGCCGATCTGGCGAAGCTCGCAGCCCGGCGTTTCATCCTCGGCCCGCTGGCAGGCGTGCTTTCCGGTGTTTTGGGCAATCTCGGCGGCGGGATCTTCGCCAACATCCTGCACGCCGGCGGCATGGTCGGTGCGCCTGGACTCGGTCGCATGGTGCCCGCACTCGTATTCGCCAATGCCCCGCGCATGCATTCCGGCGGCTGGGCGGGGCTCAGGCCCGACGAGGTGCCCGCGATCCTGCAACGCGGTGAGCGGGTGCTCTCGCGGCGAGAGGCAGCGGGTTACGGCGCCGCCGCCGCGCAGACCGTGAACGTCACTATCAATGCCCGCGATGCCGAGAGCTTCCGGCAGTCCCGCACGCAGATCGCGGCCGATATCGCCCGCGCGGTCTCGCTCGGCCGAAGGGGTATGTGAGGCATCGTCATGGCTTTCCACGAGGTCCGGTTCCCGGACGACATCAGCCGTGGTGCGCGCGGCGGACCGGAGCGACGCACCCAGATCGTGGAGCTGGCCTCAGGCGACGAGGAACGCAATGCCAGCTGGGCGAACAGCCGGCGGCGGTATGATGTCGCCTATGGTATCCGCCGAGCCGATGATCTGGCAGCGGTCGTCGCCTTCTTCGAGGCGCGAAACGGCCGCCTTCACGGCTTCCGCTTCAAGGACTGGGCCGACTTCAAGTCCTGCCTGCCATCGAAGGTGCCGAGCGCAACCGACCAGCAGATCGGCACCGGCGACGGCACGACGACGCAGTTCCAGCTGGTTAAGTGCTACACCTCCGGCGCGCAGTCCTGGACACGCAGCATCGCCAAGCCGGTCACGGGCAGCGTGCGTGTCGCGCTGGCGGGCATCGAACAGATGTCGGGCTGGTCGGTCGATACCACGACCGGCCTCATCACCTTCGGCTCCGCACCCGGTGCAGGCGTCGCCGTCACGGCGGGCTTCGCGTTCGACGTGCCCGTCCGCTTCGACACCGATGCGCTCGACGTCACCCTCGATCTCGAACGCCTCGGCTCGATCACTTCCATCCCGCTGCTGGAGATCCGCAGATGAACGACGAGACCGGGTTCCTCGCCGCGGTGCTGAAGGAGCTCGCAACATCGACGGCGGTGATCCTGGCCGCCTGGGGTGCGCTCGGCGGGGCGACCAACGCACTGACCACGAGGATGCGCCTGCGCGATGCGCTGCGGCACATCCTGCTAGGCGGGTTGATCGCGGCTGGAATGGGCAGCCTTTCCATGGCGCTCGTCACCAGCTGGCTGGGCCTGCCGCCCGAGGCGATCCCGGCCGGGGGCGCAGCAGGTTCGGCGGCCTATCTCGTTGGCGTCTTCGGCCCCGCCTTCATCGAACTCGTCCTCGCCCGGCTACGTGGGGCGAAGAAAGGCGACGGCGATGCATGAGCTTCTCCGCCTCGCGCGCTTCATTCGCTGCGACCCCATCGCCCCGCGTCAGGCTTTCGCCCACCGCCTGCGCATCGGCCTCGCCGTCGCAGTTCTCATTCTGACCCTCTCGCTTCTGGGGTGATCCCATGCGCATGACCGACCGGGGCCTTCTGGCCCTCGTCCGGCACGAAGGACTCGTGCCCGGACCCTATCTCGATGTGAAACAGGTCTGGACCTTCGGCATCGGCCACACGGCCGCAGCCGGACCGCCCGATCCGTCCAGGATGCCCCGTGGCATGCCCGCCGATCTCGAGGCCGGCGTCCGCGAGGCGTTCAAGGTATTCCGGGCCGATCTGGCGGCCTACGAGGCAGCGGTGCGACGGGCCGTGATCGTGCCGCTCGAGCCGCACGAATTCGATGCGCTGGTCAGTTTCCACTACAACACCGGCGGCATCGCGAGAGCTGCGCTGACGAGACACCTGAACACCGGCAACCGCGCGGCGGCAAGCGACGCCTTCATGGGCTGGCTCAAGCCCGCCGCGATCCGCCCCCGGCGCGAGGCCGAGCGCGACCTCTTCCGCCATGGACGTTACCCCACCGGGACCATTCCGGTCTGGGCGGTCGACCGCAATGGCCGAGTCGATTTCTTGCGACCCATCCGGCGGCTGACCGAGGCCGAGGCGCTGGCGCTGCTGCGCCCGGAGGCGACGCCGGTTCCGACGGCCGCTGACCCCATGCCGGTCCCGGCCGTGCCCGCTGCGCCCACGCTGCTGTCTCGTCTCACTGCATTCCTCACCACTCTCATCGGAGGACGTCCATGAACTGGAATCTCGCACGCGGCCTCGTCTATCTGGCCTGCCTTGCCGCTTCCGGCCTCGCCATGGCCGGGCTGGCGGATTTCGACCTCGCCACCGGCACCCTCGATATCCGGCCCTTCAATCTCTATGCCCTGACCGGTGCGACTGGTGGCGTGGTGTCTTCGCTTCTGGCATCCGTGGCGCTCCTGCGCGGCTGGGGGCGGAAGTGAAGTCTCTCTCGCCCGCGTTTCAGGCCCATCTCGACGAAGGCACGACGACGCTCGCTTGGGTGTGGCGGATCGTGCGCGCGGATGGCGCAACCTTTGGCTTCACCGACCACGACCGGACGCTCAGCTTCGACAACACCGATTTCGAGCCTGAGAGCGGGCTGACGGCATCGGAGGTCCGCTCGGGATCCGATCTCTCCGTCGATGCGCAGGACGCCGAGGGCGTGCTGACCTCCGACCGGATCACCGAGAGCGACATCCTTGACGGTCGCTGGGACAATGCCGAGGTCGAGGTCTGGCGGGTGAACTGGAGCGATCCGGCGCAGCGCGTGCTGATGCGTCGCGGCGCCATCGGCCAGATCCGGCGCGGACGGCTGGCCTTCGTGGCGGAGGTCCGTTCGCTCGCTCACGTTCTCGGACAGACGGTCGGGCGGACGTTTCAGGCCACTTGCGACGCGGCGCTCGGTGACGGACGTTGCGGCGTCGATCTGGACGCATCGGCCTTCAGGGGAACGGGCGCCGTCATCGACCTCCTGCGTGACCGGACGTTCACGGCGTCCGGCCTCGGTGGCTTTGCCGCCGGCTGGTTCACCTTCGGTACGGTCGAATGGACCAGCGGCGCCAATGCCGGGCGGCGTGCAGAGATCGTCGCGCATGACCTGACCGACGGCATCGCCGTGCTGACGCTGCTCGAAGCGCCAGTGAGGCCCATCGCCGGGGGAGATGGTCTTATCGTCCGCGCGGGCTGCGACAAGCGCATGGAGACCTGTGGCGCGAAGTTCGCCAATGTCGCCAACTTCCGGGGCTTTCCGCATATCCCCGGCCAGGATGCCGTTCTCCGTTACGCGACGAAGGACGGCGGGCACGACGGGAGCGTGCTGTGAGAGCCGCCGATCCGGAGCGGGTGATCGCGGCGGCGCGGTCCTGGCTCGGCACGCCCTATCACGACCAGGCCAGCCTGCGCGGCGTGGGCTGCGACTGCCTCGGCCTCGCCCGTGGCGTCTGGCGCGAGGTGGTTGGCCCCGAGCCGTTCCCGATCCCGCCCTACAGTCGGGACTGGGGCGAGATCGGCCCGCGCGAGGTGCTGGCCGAAGGCGTACGGCGCATGATGATCGAAGTGGACCCCGCGGCGGCCGAAGCCGGCGCGCTGGTCCTCTTCCGCATGAAGCCCCGCGCCATCGCCAAGCATGTCGGGATCATCTCCGACCCCGGCAGCTTCATCCACGCCTATGAGCGGCTCGGCGTCATCGAGGAGCCGCTCTCCTCCGTCTGGCGGCGGCGCATCGCCTTCGCTTTCCTGTTTCCCCGTCCGTCCGCCTCCGTACGCAAGCAGGCGCGGCGCAAAAGGAAGTCCTGACAGTGGCCACTCTCGTGCTCGGCGTCGCCGGCGCCGCCATCGGCGGTTCCATCGGCGGTGCGATCCTCGGTGTCAGCGCCGCGACCATCGGCGGCTTCATCGGCTCCAGCATCGGTTCGGTCGTCGACAGCTGGATCATTTCGTCGCTCGCGCCCACCCAGCGTATCGAGGGCGCGCGTCTCGACACGCTGCGCATCACCTCCTCGACGGAGGGCGCCGTCATCCCGCGCCTCTATGGCCGCATGCGCATGGGCGGCAACATCATCTGGGCGACCGATTTCCGCGAGGAGACCAGGACCACCACGCAGGGCGGCGGCAAGGGTGGCGGAGGCGGCAAGGTCAGGACCACGGAATATCTCTACTATGCGAGCTTCGCGGTCGCACTCTGCGAGGGGCCGATCACCGGTATCGGCCGCATCTGGGCCGACGGCAAGCCGATGGACCTCTCCGGGGTCACCTGGCGCTGGTATCCCGGCGACGAGGTGCAGACCGCCGATCCCTTCATCGCGGCGAAGATGGGAGCAGCGAACACGCCCGCCTATCGCGGCACGGCCTATGTCGTCTTCGAGGAACTGCCGCTCTCCAGCTACGGCAACCGCCTGCCGCAGCTTTCCTTCGAGGTGTTCCGGCCGCTCGCCGATCCCGACACGGCCGAAGGACTGACCCGCGCCGTCACCATGATCCCGGCCTCGGGTGAGTTCACCTATGCCACGCAGGCCATCCGCAAATCCGCAGGCGGTGCGACACAACCCGAAAACCTGAACGCGCTGCCGGATGCCACCGACATCGTGGTGGCGCTCGACCGGCTGCAGGCCATGGTCCCGGCGGTCGAGAGCGTGAGCCTCGTCGTCGCCTGGTTCGGCGACGATCTGCGCGCGGGATCCTGCAAGGTGCGGCCCGGCGTCGAGGTGTCCGCCAAGTCGACCACGCCTCTGTCCTGGTCGGTCAACGGCGTCAGCCGCGCCAATGCCTTCCTCGTCAGCCGCGACGATCAGGATCGCCCGGTCTATGGCGGCACGCCGTCCGACTTCGCCGTCGTGCAGGCGATCCAGGAGATGAAGGCGCGCGGGCTGCGCGTCACCTTCTATCCCTTCATCCTGATGGATGTGCCGCCCGGCAACGCGCTGCCGAACCCGTATTCCGACAATGCTGCCGAGACCGGCCAGCCCGCATTCCCCTGGCGGGGGCGGATCACCTGTTCCCCCGCAGCGGGTTATGTGGGATCGGTCGACAAGACCGCCGCCGGCGCGGCACAGGTTTCGGCGCTTTTCGGTACGGCGACGCCAGCGAGTTTCAGCGTCTCGGGCCAATCGGTCGTCTGGACCGGCCCATCGGGCGATTGGGGCCTGCGGCGGATGGTGCTGCACTATGCCCATCTCTGCGCCGCCGCAGGCGGTGTGGACGCCTTCCTGATCGGCTCGGAAATGCCGGGGCTCACCACCATCCGCTCGGGCGTATCCACCTATCCGGCCGTGCAGGCCTATCGGGATCTGGCAGCTGATGTCCGGTCCATTCTGGGCACTGGAACGAAGATTGGCTACGCTGCCGACTGGTCGGAATATTTCGGGCACCAGCCGAGCGATGGCAGCGGCGACGTGTTCTTTCACCTCGATCCGCTCTGGGCCGATCCGGAGATCGATTTTGTCGGGATCGACAACTACATGCCGCTGTCGGACTGGCGGGACGGGTTCGACCATCTCGACGCCGCCGATAGCTGGCCCGCGATCTACGATCGGGCGTATCTGCAGGCGAACATCGCGGGTGGCGAAGGCTTCGACTGGTTCTACGCCAGCGCCGCCGATCGGTCGGCTCAGGTGCGAACGCCGATCACCGATGGTGCAGCGGGAAAGCCGTGGGTCTTCCGCTACAAGGATCTGCGCGCCTGGTGGTCGAACCAGCATTACGACCGCCCGGGCGGGGTGGAGAGCGCGACGCCGACGGCATGGGTCCCGCAGTCGAAGCCGATCCGGTTCACCGAACTCGGCTGCCCCGCCATCGATCGTGGCACCAACCAGCCCAACGTCTTCTTCGATCCGAAGTCCTCCGAGAGCTTCACGCCACATTTCTCGCGGGGCTGGCGCGACGATGCGATCCAGCGCGCCTATCTCGAGGCGAGCTATCTCTGGTGGGGCGAGGCTGCGAACAATCCGGTGTCCTCAGTCTATGGCGACCGGATGGTTCATGTCCCGGAATGCGCCGCCTGGACCTGGGATGCACGGCCCTATCCGTTCTTCCCGGAACTGACCGGCGTCTGGACCGACGGTCCGAACTGGCGGCTCGGCCACTGGCTGACCGGACGCCTTGGCGCGGTCTCGCTGGCCGCCCTCGTGCGGCACCTCTGCCTGCGGGCAGGCATGCCCGAGGATCGGATTGATGTCTCCGGGCTCTGGGGCGCGGTCGAGGGATATGTCATCGGCGCACTGGAAAGCCCACGCGCCTCCATCACCACGCTGTCGCGGCATTTTGGTTTCGACGCCGTGGAGACCGAAGGGATCATTCGTTTCGTGATGCGTGGCCGGGCGTCGGTCTTGACCATCGACCCCGATCACCTCGTAGCTACCCGCGAGGGTGACGTGCTGGAACTGATCCGCAGCCAGGAAACCGAGCTGCCGCAGGCGCTGAAGTGGCAGATCGCCCGCGCCGACGAGGATTACGACACCGCGCTCGTCGAGGCGCAGCGCATCACGGTCGACACGACGCGGATCACATCGGAGAGCTTTCCGATGGCGGTGCCGCCCGAAGAGGCGGAACGCCGCTGCCGTCGTGCGCTACTCGAGGCCTGGACCGGGCGCGAAAGCGCAGCCTTCCGCCTTCCACCCTCGCGGCTGGCTCTCGATCCCGCCGACGTGATCCGGCTCGCCCATGACGGGCGGGAGATCGAGTTCCGTCTCGTCTCCGTCGCAGATGCCGAGGCGCGCAGAGTGGAGGCGATCCGCCAGGACCGCGCGACCTACGATCTGCCGCCCGGAGACCCTCGCGCGGCATCGCTGACGCGGGCCGTCGTGTTCGGCGCGCCCGACGCGATATTGATGGACCTGCCGCAACTGACCGAGGATCAGCCGGCGCATCGTCCCTTCGTCGCGGCCCATGCCGTTCCATGGCCCGGCGAGATGGCGGTGTTCCGCAGCGGCTCGTCCGATGGCTTCGAGCTGCTGACCACCTTCGGCGGTCGGGCGCGGATCGGCGTCCTGGTTTCGGATTTCTGGTCGGGGCCGACCGCGCGCTTCGATCTCGGCAACTTGCTGGTGGTCGATCTGCTTTCGGGCACGCTGGAGAGCGTCACGGATCTGGCGCTGTTCGGCGGCGCCAATGCACTCGCCATCGAGAGCGCATCAGGCATCTGGGAAATCGTGCAGGCGGGTGCGGCAGAACTGATCGCACCGGGGCGCTATCGTCTGACCCGGCTCCTGCGCGGCCAGCGCGGTACGGAAGGCGCCATGGGCAACCCGGTCCCAGCCGGGGCGCGGGTCGTGGTGCTGGACGAGAGCGTTGCCTCGCTACCGATCGCCGAGGCCGATCTCGGGCTTCCCTGGAACTGGCGCATCGGCCCGGCAAGCCGCCCGGTCAGCGACGAGACCTATGTTGCCACGAGCTTCGCGCCCGAGGGCGTGGGACTCCGGCCGTTCTCGGTCGCCCATGTCGAGCAGCCATGGCGAAAACCCCGGACACCGGGCGATCTGACGATCCGCTGGACCCGCCGTTCGCGATCCCTCTCGGCCGACAACTGGGGCACCGGCGAGGTGCCGCTCGCCGAGGAGGTCGAAGCCTATGAGGTCGAGATCCTCGACGGTCCAGCCATCAAGCGAACCTTGGCAGCCGCCAGCACTAGCGTGGTCTACACCGCCACCCAGCAGGCCGCCGACTGGGGCGCGCCGCTCGGGTCTGGCGACACGCTGACCGTCCGCATCTTCCAGCTCTCCGCCCTGATCGGGCGGGGCATGCCCAAGACCGTCACACTGACATTCTGAGAACGCCCATGTCCGATGCCACCCCCCATCTGCTCCTGCCCTACATCCTGGCGGCGCAGGCCCAGAAACATGTCACCCACAACGAGACGCTGCGACTGCTCGACGGACTCGTCCAGCTCTCCGTCCTCGACCGGGATCTGACCGCGCCGCCCGGCAGCCCCGCCGACGGTGACCGCTACATCGTCGCCTCCGGCGCCACCGGGGTATGGGCGGGCTGGGATCTGAACGTCGCGCTCTGGACCGATGGGACCTGGCTTCGCCTTCCGCCGCGGACCGGCTGGCGGGCATGGGTGGAGGACGAGGGATTGCTGCTGGTCTATGACGGCTCCGTCTGGATCGGCACGACGCCCGGCGAGTTGCAGAACATGGCGCTGCTCGGTATCGGAACGACCGCCGATGCGGCCAATCCGTTCTCGGCCAAGCTCAATGCCGCGCTCTGGACTGCGAAGACCGCTGGCGAGGGTGGGACCGGAGATCTCTTCTATACGATGAACAAGGAAGCTGCCGGCGGCGACCTCGGCTATGTCTTCCAGACTGGCTATGTCACCAAAGCGCTCGTCGGCCTCTTCGGGTCGGACCTGTTCCGGCTCGCTGTGTCCGCTGACGGCAGCGCCTTCTTCGACGGTTTCATTGTCGACAACACGAGCGGGATCGTCGATCAGCCTCGGCTGCCGCGCTTCAAGGCGTATACGAACTACGACAATTATGTCGCTGTCGACACCTGGACGAAGATCGGCATCAACAACACCGACTATAACGATCAGGGCGCATTCGATGCCGGCAACAATCGCTTCGTCGCACCGGTTGCCGGCACCTACCTCTTCGGCGCCACGCTGCTCTATAAGGTCAATTCCAGCACCACGGCGCGGATGCGCGGACGACTCGTGCTGAACGGCTCGACCGAGATCCGAGGATCGTTCGGCGAGATATCCGGGGCGCACACCTCCGAGGCGACGGCGCTCTGGCTGCAGACCATGGCGGCACTCGCCCAAGGCGACACTGTCGAGCTGCAGGGCACCTTTCGGGCGGCAGATGGATATTTCGCCGCCGACCATACGTCCTTCTGGGGCGTGAAGGTGGGGTGAGCGGCGGTGGGAGATGTCGAAGCCCCCCCGATCCGACCAGGGGTTCGCCTTAGCCGAGACCCGATCCGCCATCCTGCCGCTCGTACCCTAATCTCGACACCCTGCGCCGGGGGGCATCGCCGTGGCGCTCACGAGCGTTGACGGGATTGCCTCCGCCCCATGGATGCGGGCGGCGCTGCGCTACGGCGCCATCGCACTCGCGGTGTTACTGTTCCTGCTCTCACTCCGGCGCTCCGGCGAGCGTGCTGGCCGGCTCGCCGAACGCCTCGAAACCTCGGAGAAGGTCAATGACGTCCAACGCCAGATGCTCGATGCGGCAGCTCGGCGTCCTCGCGATCGCGACGATCTGGCTGAGCGGCTGCGCGACGGTCGCTTCTGACCCTCGCGTGGCGACCGTCTGCCCACCGGTTGTCGAGTATAGCCGCGACTTCCAGGCGCGCGCAGCCGACGAGCTCGATCTGTTGCCGGAGGGGTCGCCAATCGCCGAAATGCTCTCCGACTATAGCGTCATGCGGGATCAGGCGCGCATTTGCCGAGTGTGA